GCGGTTAGCGTTCCGTTGTGATATCTTTCATGGTGGTCTCTACAGATTGGTATCTGCTTTCGGTTGATGGCCATCATTTGTCGAGTTAAGAAGTCTTTGCCTATTGAGCTAGGGTTTCTCAGGTCTCCCCCGTAGGGGGGGACCCGCCCCCAAAGGGGGCAGGTCTCGTATTTTTCTCACGTGGTGCATTTCTACGTTTTGATCCGTCCCACATATTATACATTTCTTGAATAGGTTAGTCTTAGTGAATTTGTTATTCCAAACCTCTTCCAGTCTGACGAATGGGCTGACATTGCTTCCGATATCTTTGATATGTTGGCGGGCGTAGCTGGACGGTCTTTCCAGACTTATTCGTCTGGTCTCTCCATCTTTTCCTACTAGGTCACACCCCAGGTCTTTACCAAACTTATGGTAGGCCTGTCTCATCGCTTTCATTTTGAATTTTCTCATAAGTGTCATACAGCAACTTTCCTCAATTAGCCACATTACGTGAGCTACTTGGTTCGTGTTATTCACGAACTTGTAGTAGTTGAATATTCCTCTTATCACGGAGTTAAAGTATCTGAGTATATCTGCGTGGTCCAGTTGTATTAGGCTACCTTGGAAGGTCCCTCTATAGATCAGTTGATCGTGGGTTCCCGGGGCTACTCTCTTACGTATCACTCTTCGGCTTTCAAGTTTCTTGATTACCTTGTCGTGGTCCATGAAGATTCTTACTCTGGTTTTCTTTCTTCGGGTGATCGTTCTACCACTGTTGGGCTCCGTTAGGGTTTCTATCGGTTTCTCCATCCCATCTATGTAGGGACTCATGATCTTGTATCCGAGGAATTCTATTGGTTGGGCACTGAATTTGGTGATTTTGGTCTTGGATTCATTTAGGGTTAGTCCCATTGTTGTAAGGAATTCTTTGAGGTCGTCCATGATTTGGAGCGTGATCTCGTGGCTTCCTTCCACTCCAATAACGAAGTCGTCGGCGTATCGTATGTAGTGGACTCTTCTGAAAGAGTCATCATGCGATAGGCTTGGGATCTTCATTAGGGCAGCAATGTTTTGTTTGTATTCAGTTTCATTCGTGACGTGAAGACCCGTTCTTCTCATGTATTTAAGACGGTTCTGTATTTTAGAGTATTCTTTGTTAGGTGGTCGCTTTCGTCCGACTTCGAACTTGGCTTTCAGCTCTAACATGAATAGATCTAATTTGTGGAAGTATATATTACATAGTAGCGGACTTAGTATAGATCCTTGCGGGGTCCCTATTACTAGATTATCGGTCAGTTTTCCCTTCTCGATAAATCCTGCCTTGAGCCCTGAATATATTACTTTGAGGGTTTTGTCACATTTAATATCGTCTCGGATTATGTCCATTAGTTTTTCATGGGGTATACTGTCGAATGCTTTTGAGAAGTCGGCTTCAATTACGTATTTAACGCTTTGGAACTGGGCGTCCAGTTGTTTAATGGCGGTGTGGGTTCCTCTTTTCGGTCTGAATCCGTGTGAACAGTCCAGGAACTTCTCCTCGTAGACTTGGTTAAGTATCAATTGGATTGCCTTTTGAACTACCTTGTCTCTCGGTGAAGCTATCGTTAAAGGTCTCGTCTCCTTCTTCCCCGGTTTAGGGATTTGTATTCTTCGGGCCGGGGGGAAGGTGAATTTGCCGCTTTTCAGCAATGTTTGAACTTTCTCGATAAATCGCGTATTGATTCCGTCCAACGTACTTTCGTCCGTTCCGGGTGTCATATTTCCGGGTTTACTTTTGATTAGTTCGTATGCTGTGATTAAATTTAGTGTACTAGCGATGCTCTTCATATCTGGTGATATTTTCCTTATTTCCTTTAGTTCCGGTGCTTTCTCTACTTCGCTGCCACGATACGTCGTTAGACCGGCTTTTGAAGAATAGTGTCTAGCTCCAGTGTTTAAGACTGTCGCCCTTCCTCTCTCGAGTACTACGGCGACTCCGTTGCCAGCCTTTATTCGGCATGTAGGTTCCATTGCTGGACCCCGTAGGCAATCCCATAGTTCCTGATAGTGGCTTATCTCGTTTAGGCCCTTGCACACCTTGTTTTCACTCTGCGTGATGATCCGCGATGATGTTTTCTCCTCATACTCACTAACGATATTAAGCATGCTCTTCGCGCGACACCCCTTATCATAGATTGGGTGAGGGACCTCATAATGTCGATCGATGTGTATCAAGTTTGTTAACCTAGCCAATGCGAGAGGTATCTGGAATAAGCAATCTAGTGGTTCTATGCCACCACCAATCTTATTCGTTACATTCAGCTTAGCCGTTTGGGTTTCCCCGTAGAGTTTGGCTCTACCGGCCTGAATGTGATTTACCCACAGGAGATTTTGTGGGGTCCCTGTATTAGGGGACGGCCAGCTGATCAAGCCCAATGGCGCACTCATTATAAAAGCATGAGCAGTTACGATTACATTATATAATTGATGGTCACCTTGTAAATATTGTATTCCTGGCCCTGCTAATTCTAATCTAATTAACATAGAAAATGCAGTACCAATCATACCTGAAAATAATGCAAAAATTAAATATAGAATAGGGGTCAGCTTACCAATGATACTGCCCTCAGAACCGTACGTGATAGTTTCCCATCATACGGCTCGCCAAGAGTAAGCTCTAATACATATATGGATTAATACTTATAGTTACCTTTTTACCTTTGTGGGGTGTTGTCCTTTCGGACGGGGTGTTCTGTTGTTTATTTGTGCTGACTACTTTAGGTTGTTTCGAAGTATTCTTTGGATCTTTCGGACCAAAAGTAATCAGTCCCTTAGGATTGTTCTCCGAGTATCCTTTAATTGTGCTCATTTCATATCCAAAAAGTTCGCCCTTGTGATATAAGTTATGGTGGTAACTACAAAGAGGTATTTGTTTTCTTAAGAAACCACCTTCTCTCTCTTCAAAGGTACTAGTTCCAGTCCGAATTTTCATTCTTACATCCTTAACCGCTCTGATGTGATGCATCTGAACTTTGTTAGTCGTCCCGCAGATCAGGCATTCTTTGAATATGTTAGTTTCAGTAAGTCTACCGAACCATGATTTCGTTATCTCCTTCAGTGGAGGCAGAAGTGACATTCCGTGGTTGAACTTGTGTATAACTGCCAGTGATTTTTGATACTTTAGTTTCATGTATGTTTCGGGGTCCTTTAGGAAAGTTCCAAATTTCTTGAATACTTGTCGGGAGGATTTCAGTTTGTATTTCCGAGCAAGAGTTTTGGCACAACTGTGTCTCAGTAGCCATATGATGTCTTTACATCTGGTTCGGTTGGAAGCAAATGTATAGTAACTTTCTATACCGTTGATTCTAGCATTGTAGAATTGCAGAATAGTCGCATGGTCGAGATTAACTAATGCCGTAAGAGGCGATGCTACTACTTTGTTGTGACTGTCACGTTTGGCTATTCCGGCCTTGATCAATTTCTTGATTAGTTCGGGAATAGGAGCATTAATTCTTGCTCTAATGTTAGCTCTCATTGTAATAGGATTACCCTTAGAGGTTTTAGTTTTCATTCGGTAACCTACAAGTTTAAGTTTGTTGATATTTGCACCGAGGAAGTTAAAGCCCTCGGTTCCATGTGTTATTATAGTTTTTTCCTCATTTAGCTCTAAGCCACAGGTTGCGTCTAGGAATTCTTTAACTTTAGTTTTTATGTGAGAAGTGTCTGATTTGGGACCTTCGGTAAGGATTACAAAGTCATCGGCATATCGGACATACAGCATTCTTCGGAAGTTTGGATCTTGAGGATCCATTCTAGGCGTTAAAGTCATTTGTCTTAAGGCTTCGGCTTTTCCTACCTCGTTCGTTGATTTGTATCGAGCACTCCAGAATTTGTTATAGGCAGGGTTTGTTCTTCGTCTTCCACCTTTGTGATACGAGGGTATCAGTTCTTTCATCATAAATTTATCGAATTGATGAAGTACGATGTTTGATAGTAGGGGGCTTAGAACACTTCCTTGAGGAGTTCCGATGTCGGGTTTAGTGATTCGGTTGGTCTCTGGATCAAGGTATCCTGCTTTAAGTGATTTTCTCACTATTGTAAGGAATTTGTCACATTTAATTCTTTCACGTAAGCATCTCATCACAACGTCATGAGGAATACGGTCAAAACATTTGGAGATGTCTCCTTGTATTACCCAGGTGTAATGATGGGCTCTAAAGTATAGTTGTTTAAGGGCACTATGGGTAGATCTAAAAGGTCTAAATCCATGTGAACAATCGAGGAATTCCGGTTCAAAAATTGCTTCGAGTATGACTGTCAAGGCTTTTTGGATAATCTTCTCACGAGGGTTACCTACGCCAAGCGGTCGCTTTTCAGCTTTTCCTGGTTTAGGAATCAGTACTCTACGAGCAGGTTTGAATTGGAAGGCTCCTGATTTGAGTTCCAGTGCAGTCTTTTCGAACCATTTAAAGTTGATCCCGTCTAGTGTTTGGTTAGTCAGGCCACGGCTCATATTACCGGGTTTACTTTTTATGAGTATGTAACAGCTTTGTAGGAAATGTGGATCGCCCAATATGTGGATAATTCCATTATAAAGGTCTTTAGGGTCCTTATATGTATCTAATTGAGTCTGAACCAGCGTACGTAGATTCTCATTGCTGATCGTTTTCCGAGACCCTGGTGAGTCAATTAGGTCTTGCTCTCTGTTCCCCTTCGCTTTGGTATCACTTCCTTTCGGTCGTGGGCTACTACGGGAACTCTGTCTGCGCGTTATGGATTTTGGTCCATTAGAGGCGCTTTGATCCGATGGTTCCGAATTAATGCCGTTTTCGTCTTTAGGATTTGGTCCTGAAGATGAGGTATTTCCTGGTTTAGATTCTTGCGCATGTGTGTCTGTAACACTCTCCTCACTGGGGTGACTAGTGGCTTCGGGGCTACTCCAACCGTCGGTACTTCCGATCGGAGATTTTAATTTGCCACTTACTACCCGCGATATTCGGCTTAGGAGTAGAAGCATGATTGATAGCAGTCCATACGTCGTTCTCTCGAACTCAAGTTTCTTAGCGTAATCTTGCCAGGGCTCCCTGAAAAGTATGTCAAATCCGGGCCGTCGGACACCGTACTTTCTTGGACCATCTGCTATAACGCGACTGGGGTTATTAGCACCCAGAAGGCCGATGGAACGGGATAAACATTGTATAATAATTATACAGCCTCTGATGTTAAGAAGTATATACCTTTTTATACTTAGAGCACATAATTCGACTCGCACCGCGCACGTACCTATATCTTTAGCATTTGTTGAAAAAAGCCATCGTACCATATTTTTTATGTGTTAAAATCCTTTATTTATTAAATATTTTAATTAAATTTTTAAAAGACCATTTTAAAGAAAAAGATAATGTATTAAAAATCTATTTTTATATTTTATACTTATATTCTAACTAAATAATAATTTTTATATTTATAATTTAACTAAACTATAATCTTTATACACTATTATATAAAATAATTATATATATAAAAATAGACTTGAACAATATGAGCTTTAATTACCTTAATATAAATGATCTTTATAAGATTGAATATATAATTAATGATATATTATTATAATTAATAAAAAGTGATCAAGATTTTTATTATTTTTATTAAAATATTTTTATACTAAAATATTTGTAAACGGGGAAAAATAAAAAAGTAATTTATGATAAGAAAAAAAAAATCCTAAAAGGCTAAATCTTAAACTTATATTATATTTATAGGATAAAGGGTTTAAAAACATATTAGCAGTTTTAAAAGAACTGTATTTTATCCAGTTAAGCTAAATGAATTTTAGTAAAATTTAGTCTACCCCACCGCAGGGTGGGGTGGAGCCCGGCCTCTCGGCCGGAGTCTAGGCCCCCGGGGGGGGCCTGGACCCCTTTTTCTTTAAAAGAAAAAGGAGTCTAGGCTTTTTTTTAAAAAAAAGGCCTGGACCCCCGTTTTTTTAAAAAAAGGGAGTCTAGGCCCCCGGGGGGCCTGGACCCCGCCTTCGGCGGAGTCTCCCGCCGAAGGCGGGGGACCCCGGCCTCTCGGCCGGAGTCTAGGGTTTTTAAAAAAAGCCTGGACCCCGCCTTCGGCGGAGTCTGGCCCCCCGGGGGGGGGGGGGGGCCGGACCCCCTTTTAAAAAAAAGCCGGACCCCTCGGCTTCGCCGAGTAGTCTCTTCCACCCCCCGGGGGGGCCCGGGCCCCTTTTTTTATTTAAATGTTTTTAATATAAATATTAAAAACTCCGCGGGGTAGCCTTCTTAATTAATTATTTAAAAAATATTATAGATAATTAAAAGTTATTTTTATTAAATTTATTAAGAAATTTAGTTTATTTATTTTTATTAGTATAGTTTAATGTACCAAATGCGTTAAAGTTGAGTTGAGTTGAGTTGATAGTCTTAATTTTTTCTTTTCTATAGAACGAATCCTAAATAGGTTATTAAGAATTGAATTAAAATTAACAACTTTTCTTTCGAGACGATCCTCTTTAGATTTGAAATAAAATAAGTTATTCATAAAATAGAATTATTATTATAACTATCTAAATTATAAATAACTAGGATAAAAGGTATATATTTTAAAGCTACCCGGAGGGTCACTCCCTACGGTGTAGCCCCCGAAGGGAGCTTTTTTATTTTAATTTATAAGAGAGGGTTTAGGAAAGGGAGCTTAGTTTTTTTATTTTTATTAGTATAATTTAAGATACTTAATACGTACTCATAAAGGAATCCAACAGTCAGTATAACTAAAAAGAATTATAAAATTCAAAAACTTAACTGTCCAATGTTATATATTGAAATAGCAGCCAGGAAAATTAATAGTAATTTAAGATTAAAAATTTAAAATAATATTCCAGCCAAGTAAACCCTAATAATATTCCAACCAAGTAAAAATTATATTCCAACCAAGTAAAATAATATTCCAACCAAGTAAAAATTTATATTCCAACCAAGTAAACCCTAATTATATTCCAACCAAGTAAACCCTAATTATATTCCAACCAAGTAAACCCTAACTATATTGAGAATTTTTGTTTAATTTGCTTCATAGGAAAAATATTTCCTTTTTTATTTTAAATTTAATATTACTTAAATGTCTTAAATTATTTTATATTATATCTAGGCTTAGTTATTAAAAATATTGAGGGACTCCGGCCTCTCGGCCGGCCCCCCCCCCCCCCCCCCCAAGGGGGGGGGGGGAAGATGTTAATTGATTGTATTAATAATTGATCTTCAAATATCTTAAAAATTGGAAGTTTAAAATTTAGCTAAAAATTAAGAAAGGGATGTATAATATTATTATTACTTGAATTATCTAAAAAACCATCTTTACTTATAAGATAATGATCTTTAAAAATCTTTTGACTTTTAAAATATCTTTTTATTGTAAAAATAGAAATTTATAAATAAAGTGTTGTATTTGAGATAGAAAAAAAAAGTATTAATTAATTTGACGTAATCTTTATCAATTAAATATTAATGAACAAGTGTTAAGCTAGACCATTCTAATTTAGAATTATTAATTATATTAACTTGTTGTTTTGAGTCAAAATTTAAATTTGTAGTTAAGTATCATTGATTACCAAATAAAGTATTTGTATTTAAATATTTTTTAATTGTACTTCAGTCAAATTTAAAATATAAAGCCCCCTTCGGGGGCTACACCGTAGGGAGTGACCCTCCGGGTAGCTGTTAAACTTAATGAAGAAAAAATATTAATTAATTCTCTATCTTTAGAAAATTGATAAATTGTTTTACTTAATGATATTAATTTTAATGAATCTAATGCTTTAAAATAGTTTGGTCCTCCTATTAATTCATTTTTAGATAAAAACTTAGTATAAGCCATATTATTTTTAAATATCTCGTTATGAGTTCGTCCAAAAAAAGGATTATTCTCACCTAAAACGGATAAACTAATTTGAGCTCGTACTTCATCTGAATGTTGTACTTTACCATCTATTGAATATTTAAGATTATAATATGGTCTAAAGCTTAAATAATAATTTTCTCGATTGCTTAATTCACTTATAGGGACTAATTCTAAAATAGCTATTTGAAAAGCTTCCCAGCCATATTTTTTTACTCCGTTATAAAATAAAGGATCTGATGAATTTCCCGAATTTATAAAATGAGTAAAAGCCCATTTATGTGATATTAATCTTTTAGAAAAAGATTCTGCACTACCTACATAACATTTCCAAGGTTCTTCAATTGATCTAAATATATAAATTCCATTTTGGCTATTATATTTATTAATGTATGCTTTAGAATAACCATTTTTATCTAAATTATACCATTCAGAAATAGGTTTAATATTTAACCAAAAATCTTTGAATTCATTTTTTGAAAAAGAGCTATAGTTTCTAATACCATGTTTATAATAAATACCTTTAGATAAAGGGTTTTTTATAAAAATTGATACTTGAGTTGGGGGGAGTTCAGAATCTTTTTCTTTATTAGCGTAATTTAAGGCACCAGAAGCGTACTCGTATACGAAACCGATTGTTAAAACAACTAAGAAGAATAATAAGATCCAGAATCCTGATTGAGCTATTGAGTACATAGATACAGCAGCTGGGAATAATAAAAGAACCTCTAAATCAAAAACTAAGAATAAGATACCAACTAAGTAGAAATGAACAGAGAATTTTTGCCGTGCTTGTTCCACAGGGCTAAAACCACTACTTATATCTTAAATAATTTTTTAATAGACTTATTATCCTCAGATTATTTAATATTTATTTATACTTTTAGTAAACTTAATAACTTTTTAATATAAATAAAGAGTTAAAGTATCTACAGAGGGGGTGTTTATATCATTAATTATTTGAAGAAGATAATTCTTCTTTTCTTAAAACATATAGATTTTTAAATAATTTTTTATTATTAAGATATCTTCTTATAGTCATAGGAGTAACTTTAAAATGTTGTGCTGCGGTAGCAACAGAAGGAAAAGTATTTATTAATTTTATATTATTTTTATCTACTAAATAGATATAAACAGGGGTAAAAATAGATGAAAATTTATTTAAATTTTCAATAATATAAATTTGTTGTACAGGATCTTTATTTAGATTTGTAGTTAAGAACCATTGATTTCCTAATAAAGTGTTAGTATCTAAATACTTTCTAATAGTATTTTGAGTAGCTTTAAAATAGGCAGCAGTTACGTTTAATGAAGGAAAAGTGTTAACTAATTCTTTTTTATCCTTTGATATTTGATAGATTGTTTTACTTAAAGAGGATTTTTTTGATATTGCTAATAAATTTAAATAATTTTGTCCTCCAAATTCATTATTTTTAGATAAGAATTTAGTAGTTGCCATATTTAATTTAGATATTTCATTATGCTCCTTACCAAAAAAGGGGTTATCTTTTCCTAAAACTGATAAACTTATTTGAGCTCGTACAATATCTGAATGTTGTACTTTACCATCAATAGAATATTTCAAATTATAATTAGGTTTAGAGCTTAAGTAATAATTTTCTCGATTAGCTAACTCTGCTAAAGGAACTATTTCTAAAACAGCTATTTCAAAGGATTCCCAACCATATTTACTAATTGCATTATAAAATAAAGGAACTGATGAATTTCCAGTCTTAATAGAATTAATAAAAGCCCATTTATGAGTAAGTAATCTCTTAGATAAAGATTCCGCACTACCTACGTAACATTTCCAAGGTTCTTTAATTAATCTATAAATATAAATACCGTTTATATTAGCATAATCATTAGAATAATCAATAGAATTACCATCTTTATCTAAATGATACCATTTAGAAACAGGTTTAATATTTATCCAGTAATTTTTAAATTCATCCTTGTGTGAAGCAGAACTAAAATTTCTAACACCATATTTATAATTTAATAAACCTTTAGATAAAGAGTTATTTTTTATAATAGTTGATGCTTGAGTTGGGGGGAGTTCAGAATCTTTTTCTTTATTAGCATAATTTAAGGCACCAGAAGCGTATTCGTATACGAAACCGATTGTTAAAACAACTAAGAAGAATAATAAGATCCAGAATCCTGATTGTGCGATGCTATACATTGAAACAGCAGCTGGGAATAAAAGTAATACCTCTAAATCAAAAACTAAGAATAAGATACCTACTAGATAAAAATGTACTGAGAATTTTTGTCTAGCTTGCTCAACTGGAGAGAACCCACTACGCCCCCCTCTGGGGGGTGTTAACTGATTCCCAGTTAATTGACCTCAAACAAATAAACAATGATTATTTAAAAGTTTGATATATTAAGAAGGGGGGAGTGAGTTATTGTTATTACTTGAATTATCTAAAGAACCATCTTTACTTAAAAGATACTTATCTTTAAAAGTTTTTTGACTCTGAAGATATCTTCTTATTGTAATAGGAGTAACTTCAAAATATGATGCAGCATTAGCTATAGAAGGGAAAGTATTAATTAATACGATGCTCTCCATATCTATCAAATACTGATAAACTGGCGTAAGAATTGACTTCTCTATACCTGAATCTTTAATAATGAAAATTCCTTGATTAGGATCTTTATGAATACTTGTAGTTAGGAACCATTGATTACCAAATAAGTTACCTGAATCCAAATATTTTCTAATTGTTTTTCTATCTGATTTAAAATATATGGCAGTTAGATTTAATGAAGGGAAAGTATTTATTAATTCTTTTTTATCTTTAGTTATTAGATAAATAGATTTAGTAATAGAAGAATTCTTTGATTCTGTTAATGCTTTATCATAATCTAATCCTCCTAATTGCTCATTCTTAGATAAGAATTTAGTATTCACCATATTAGCTCGAGATTCTTCACTGTGTATCTTACCAAAAAAAGGGTTATTTACACCTAAAACAGAGGAACTAATTTTAGCTCGTACTTCATCAGAATGTTGAACTTTACCATCAATGGAGTATTTTAGATTATAATAAGGTTTAAAAGCTAAATAATAATTCTCACGGTTAGCTAATTCTGCTAAAGGGACTATCTCTAAAACTGCAATTTGGAAGGATTCCCAACTATGTTTATCAATAGCATTATAAAATAAAGGGACTGCTGAGTTTCCTGTATTTACAAAATGAGTAAAACCCATTCTATGGGAAAGTAATCTTTTAGATAGGGATTCTGCACTACCAACATAACACTTCCAAGGTTCTTTGATTAATCTAAAAATATAAATCCCTGGAGTATTAGTGTATTTTTTAGAATAAATGATAGAATTCCCTTTTTCATCTAAAGGGTACCATTCAGAGACAGGTTTTATGTTTAACCAGTATTCCTTAAATCCCGCCTTACTTGAATTAGAACTAAAATTTCTAATACCAGATTTATAATTAATCCCTTTAGATGAGAAGTTATTTTTTATAAAGGTCGGGTTATTAATAGGGGGGGTGTTCAGAGTCTCTTTCTTTACTAGTGTAATTAAGGGCTCCTGACACGTATTCATATACGAATCCGATGGTTAATACGACTAAAAAGAATAATAGAATCCAAAAACCGGAAACTTGCAAACTGCTCATGGATACTGCAGCGGGGAATAGTAATAAAACCTCTAAGTCAAATACAAGGAAAAGTATACCAACTAAATAGAAATGCACGGAGAATTTCTGTCTAGCCTGCTGAACGGGACTGAAACCACATTCAAACGTAGATAATTTCTCCTCTGAAGGTTTTGAAGTTGCAAAAAATAAGTTAAGGGCTAATAAAGCTATAACAATAACTGGAACTAATATAAAATAGAATAAAAATGAATTCATCTTAGTAATAATATGTATATAAAGTTATCAGGTGTATACTATTTAATATTGGTGTAGGGTAAATTATGAAGAAAGTAATAAATATGGTTAATATTGCCACAACGTAAGCTAATATTGGTGATAAATTGTTAGTTTCTATAGTTAAAGTTGTATCTTCAATAGCTGGTAAAAATAAAGTTTTTATTATTTGAAGATAATAAACTGTACTTATAACGGACGATAAAATTACAACTAAACTTAAAAAATAATTACCGTTCATTAAAGCTGAATTAATTACAAAATATTTACCAAAAAATCCTATTAATGGTGGAATACCACTCATAGAAAATAAGGATAATGCTAATGCTATACTAAGTGTAGGATTATTAAAGAATTGACCTCTTAATTGTGATATAAATTGTATTGGTGAATAAACAGATATAATTTTATTTATATTTAAAGTATAACCTAATAAAATTAATATTAAGAAAATATTTAAACTTGTTATTGAATATTGAATAATATAAAATATTGTACTTTCTAATCCATTTATACTCTCATTTCCTAAAGCTAAAAGAATTAAACCTACATGTGAGATAGTACTATAAGCTAATAATCGTTTTATTTTATATTGAGCTAATCCTGTAATAGAACCTAATAATAGTGATAATAAAGCTGAGATCATTAATAAATTAGGTTCTATTAAAAAATTATTCATGATAAAAAATACTAAAATTGATAATTTAGGCATTATTGTCAACCAAGTTGTAACCATAGTAGGTACTCCATCATATACATCAGGAGCCCATGAATGTAATGGTGCTGCTCCAATTTTAAATAATAAACCAATTGTTAAAATTATACAACCTATAGCTAAATAATTATAAGAATTTCCTTCAAATGATTGACCAATAACACTTTGTAAAATGTTTAATGATTCAAAATTTGTTAAACCTGTATAAGAATATATTAATGTTGATCCTAATAAGATAAAACAAGAAGAAAGACCTCCAAGTAAAAAATATTTTAATCCAGCAGCTACTGCTGATTCTGAATTTTTATTCATAGTAGCTAATATATATAAAGCAAAACTTTGTAATTCTATTGCTAAAAACATAGTAATTAAATCAGAACTAGATATTAATGATATCATCCCCAATGTAGTGAATAAAATAATTAAAGGGTAATCTTTTAATCCTATACTATTATTAGTTTTATTTGAAGTTGATAAAACTTCTTTAACATTAGATGATAAATTATCCCAATAATTCCATAAAGTTGCAGTTTTGTTATGATCTTTAATATTTTCTAAATTATTATTTTCTTTAGAAAAATAAAATAATCTTGTATTAATTTCTTTCCCTTCAGGTACTAATAATAAAATTATACTACCTATAATTAATATAAATATCTCTAAACTTTGAGATAAAATAGTTGTTTGAAATAACCCTCCTAATAATCCTAAACCAGTGGATAATGGAACAACATATAATGTATTATATGATAATAGAGCACTGTATAGCATTATTAAAAGAGCAAATCTGTGAATTAAGATTGTTGATAAATAAAGAGAAGCTAATGGTATCGTCATTACTAGAGTTATAATTCCTAATAGTAACATTCTTATTTGTTACATTATTTATTTATTTTTTCTTCTTTACAGTTATCTATTACTAAATATGCCTCCTTAACATGAAGCTGAACCTTTATATTAAGTCCGGATTTCTTAATTTTAATTTTCATAATCCGTATAGTAAGATATATATTCTTTATATTTATAACCATTTTTACTAAAATTATATTATTAATTCTTTAAAAAGCTATAACTGTTATTAATTAAATAAAAAATTACATAGGTAAAGGGGGTGTATATTTCAAATACCTTGAAATATACGGGGGGTATAAAAATTGAAAACGCAATAACTATGCACGAAAGTATTTTATGATGGTTATCAATTAATATATTAAATGATAACATTATAACCATTATCATTAAAATAATTACTTCAGGTACTTTCTCCTTTCTTAGAATCAATTTCTACATTGGAATTCAGCCTAAACAATTTAGAGATGTAGATATATGCCATTTACCTAAAAATAATAGTTCACTTTTTACATAAATCCCTACAGTAGATAAAGCACAATTTAAAAACTGCTGCCTTATTATAGAAAAAGATATTTGTTAATGACCCGTCACTGAAAAATACAAAAATTAGAATACTTTTCGTAATACTAATGGCCAATTTACTATTCTCCGAATGATTTCTGTTAAACATTCTATGATTCTCTGTTTTGTTAACAACACTAATTTTAGCTTTATGATTAACAGAAAAAAAATTCCCTTTTCCATATATAGGATTCTTATTGCTTAGCATTGCTTAACTTATTGATGCTTTATGCTCCTCTGATTTGGGTTTACATCTTTTTGCAATCGATTCAGCTGAATAATTATTTTCTAGCATAGAACCCACAGTTTTCGCTATATTAAATAAAGGCTGCCCCGCGGGCGGGGCGGCCCGGGCGCCGGGGCGCCCAGGCTCCCCGGCGAAGCCGGGGGGCCCAGGCTTTTTTTAAAAAAAGCCTAGGCTCCTTTTAAAAAAAAAAAAGGGG